ACTGCTGATTGGGTGATTCCGTTTCCTGCAACAGGTAAGTTGGCAGCACTTAGTCCTGCAATACCTGCTTTCTCGTCCACTGTTGGCACATATCCAACTTGTGCAAGAGTAAGAACTCGTGGGTCATTATCTCCAACTGCAATGGGAATTGTAGGACTTACTGGTGCACTAGAAAGTCTAGAAATACCTTTGACTGAAGTAGAAGCGTTAGGTGCTCCTCCTAAAATAATGGAATCAATAGCAGTATCAAGGTCTGCCCAGTGCTCTGATGTAAGGTTCATTTGTGCAGATTCTCCAATTTCATGAGTCTGTGCAGTAGTTCCTCCAAGACCTCGATCTCCTGCAAGAGCAATAGTTATGTAGTTTCCACCACCATCTGTTCCTTTCCCTGTGTATCTTACGATTTCTCGCCTAGATGCTGAAGCTCGGTTAACTACCAAGTACCCATTAGTTGGTGTTGGGAGTATTGCTATGTAAAAGTTACCAGCACCTGTGCTGTTCCATTTTGTTGAAACCTTTGTATTAAAGAAGTCTTGTACTAAGTTGATTGCCATATTACTATTATTATACCATTAAATTACCTCACACTTATAATCTTTGAGCCTGCAAACATTCCTTTCGGTTGTTCGTAGCCACTGAGAACCATTTCACAAATTGTAAACTCTTCATCTGTTGCTGAGTTAGCAATACCTAAAATGAAGGCTTGGTTTTTTGAAAGAAACGAAATACGCTTTTTAATAAACGGACTAAATGTCGTTGCATCTCCTACACCTCCACCAAGCAAAGCATCACCAAATGCCACTTCCCCTAACACCTCTCCAGAACCACTGTTTCCCACAGAAAAAGTCTTATCTGTATCACTTGAAACATCCGATGCCTCTTTTCGTAGCGTTATCGTTACAGAGCCCACAAGGTCTTTAAACATTAAGTCCCAATACCTATAGGTTCGGAATCTGTTAAAGTCCTCGTCTTCAATTCTTTTAAAGAACACTTCTGATGAAATTGCTGTGCCTATGTCGTTGAGTGTTGAGTTCCACTTAATAGCGCCAAATGTTCCACTGTTCTTTGTACTATAAATAACCTCATCAATCGATATCATATCATTAATATTTGCTTTATCGCGTCCTGTGTACTTCGTCCAACTATTTCCATATAGGTTGTGACAAACAAACAAAGTATCAGCGATGTTTCCTTCAATAGGTACTGCTAAATAAAATCTTCGGTTCTCATAAAAAGTTACGCATTTATCGAAGTTTGCAAACTCTACACGATTTAATGTTTCTTTAATGTTTTCTGAAATTACAGAGCGATTAACACCAAATACTCCTGAAACGTTATCCGTGAAACCAATCGAACGTACTTCTCGTCCAGTAAAGAACCAGAGATCGTTTTCAACCCACGACACAGCCTTTCGTGAACATGCACCATATGTTCCTGACTGGCTATCTAGCTTAGGTACAAAAAGAGTCACAATCTGGTCGTAGATAAATGTTAGTTTCCAAATACTATCAGCTTTAAATATTAAAAGAGTACCGTAATAGTTTACGAGATTTGTAATGGGGTCAGTACCAAGTGGCTTTACTATGTCTGTCTCCGTAAATACAGTGGCATCCCCCACATTTGAGTAGTACGCAGTTAATGGTTCTGCTGTCACCCCTGAAACAAACATTCTATCCTCAAATACCTGCAAGATATTTCCCTTAGGTGCTCCTGCGTAATTTGTAGAAGTAGTTCCGTCCCACCTAAAGTAATTCTCTACTGCATTACACGCATACAAAATATCATCATACACATAAAAACCAAACTCTGCTCCTGCTGTAAATGTTGCAATACCAGTTATAGCAAGTGTGTCCCACACTCCAGTTTCTGTATTGTATACCTTTAATGCAGTACCTGATCCTGCGAGAATAAAACTTGTACCGTCTTTTTTCTTGTAATGAAAGATTGAATGTAGCAAACTTGCTTGCGTATCACCAAATAGCTCAATACCGGTGTCTTTTGTAAGATACCCTTCGTCAATAAAGTTCATATTGATAGGAACACTTCGACCATCCGATGCATCCACATCGATAATCTTCTGAAGGTCAGCTTGTTGTATCGTAAATGTGTTCTTTGTAATTGGCATATTAGAATACTTGATTATCTCCGATTACGTTTATTCCATTAAACATAACATTTCCTCGCTGTGCATCTTCTTCGTAGTTTGAAATGTCTGCAAGTTTTTCTGCAAGCATTTCGTCAAACTTTGTCTTGTAATAAACTGATAGTTCTGGGTCTTGCAGGTCTTCATATGCTCGGTAAATTATACCGTATACAATAGGTTCATGTAGGTACTCATCAATAGTTGGATTAACCACAGTCGTCAGTTCAGCATATACTGGGTAATACTTGATGATAAGACTTGTTACAGATGTTGGAGAAACTTTCAGTGCACCTCCCTCAATAGTTATCGCTTGTTGACCGTCTTGTCGAATAAAGTCTGAGATAGATACTTCTGGATAAATGTTCTTACTTACATCATATGCATCAGTGTACAGAGTACCGAAGTCAGCAGGAAGAGTTCCTACACCTCCTGTAAAAGTAATTGTTGCTGTCTGAATTTCCCCATTAACAAATGATTTTTTAATAACACTTTTGTATGCCAAGTTGGCATAAATAAGAAGAGTTTCGTCTGAAACAAGGTCGTTTGTTTCTTCAAGTATCTTTTTTCTACTGATTGATATGATTGTATTTGTTGTCATTTGTTTTAGGTTAAATAATACCTAGCGAACACACCAGTTTCCTGATGTGCTCTAAGGGATTATGAGATAGTTCCTCGTAGAGTTGCTCCTCGTCCTCGGTTTCCAGCGAATACTTTACGTCCCCAAACAAGTAGTCCCTTGCAAGTGTCTGTAAATGTATTTTCTGATTGTGAAGATGGAATCATGTTTACTTTCATGATTTGCATTGCCATTGCACAATACTCCTTTGTTCCAGCGATAAACCAGAATCCAGTTGTATTGTTTCCGTTGACAAGTTCTGAACAGTAAACTTCAAATCCTCCAATCATACCAATCCGCGCTCCTTTCACTACATCATCATATGCAGTTCCGACAGCTGGAATAAACTCTGGTGATTGAAGAAGGATTCCTTCAAACTCTGAGTTTACAATTAGGAATCGTCCTGCTTTAGGAGTTAGTTTCTTTCCAAGAGCAGTTCGAAGTGCAACAATTTGTGAGTACACGTTAGTCTTTGTAAGACCAAACGCTGTTGCTGCGTTAATTCTAAATCCAGTTCCTGATGAAACAGCTCCTCCAGAATAACCTACACCGTCAAGGTCTGTCACAGTGATAGAAGTTCCTGATGTGAAAGCAGTAACTAGGTAGAAATTATCTTCCCCAGTTGCTTTGAAGTAACCTCCAACCATTGCGGCTGTAAAAGTGGTTCCTGAACCAGTAACAACTCCAGTTGTAGCAGCTACAGCAACAGTTCCTGTTACGTAAGCTGTTCCAAGTGCGTTGTCTCCATCCACGTTCTTACGCATGTAAGTGAGGATGTCAGTATCAATAAGTTCTTGCATATCTTGCTTAGAAGTTTGTGCATACTCATTGATAGTGTCAATGTCATTTTGAAGCTTATCAATGTCGTCAACTTCAAATTTGAAGTAGAACTGTTGGTCGATGATAAGGTCTTCGAATGTAGGATTAAGATCTTGTGAAACAAGAGTCTGTGCCTTTGTGTAAGGACTAAGAGTAATTTTTCCTAGTGTTCGTACTCGAACTCGATCTCCTTCTTTAGAGATTTGTCCTTCGTACTTTGTGTTTGTAACCTTTGGGTACAATGTTTCATTGTACAAAAGTTCAATCACTTTAAGCGAATACTTTATGGGTGTATTTGCTGATAAGTCGTTAGCCATTTTATTTTATTTTAAGCACTATTTAGATTTTCCCAGATTCCAAATCAGAATTATATTCTTTAGATTTTTTAGCAAACTCGGCTGGATTAGAAGCGGCAAGTTTTTGCCAATCCTCCAACGTTCGAGATGCTGGTGGTGTTTTATCACCTCCTCCAGATCTTTCGATGTCAATTCGATTTGCCTGTTCTAGGGCTTCTCTTGCACCAATGTCCCTTGATTTATCAAATAAATATACTTTAGATAAGTCTTCCAGAATATTATCGATATTATCTGGTACGTTATCAGCTTTATAATATTTGCTCTTAAAGTCTTCTTTCGAATCTCTAAGTTCAGGGTATTTAGTACTTGCCTTTTCAAATGCAGTGTTCCATTTAGAATCATTGTAACTTTGTCTTGCAAAGGCGATTGAAGGGTCTTTATATAATTCCTCCTTAGCTCGTCTTGTAATACTGTTAGTATAATTTACTAAATTTTGCTGTGCGTCTGGATCAAGGTCTTCGAAGCCTGGGTACAGGTCTGAGTTGTCGCCATAGCTGGCACCGAATTCGGTGAGTTGTCGTAATCTTTCGATTTCGGCATCTTTGGCTTGATTTTCTTGATAAAGCCTGATACCTTCTTTCGATGACTCTCCGAATTTCTTTTCATAATCAATCGCCTGTTCGGTGGTAGGTGTTGGATTTGTAGTTGTCTCTAGGTCTTGCGGGTTAGATTCTGTCTCTGTATTCAAATTTGTTTGCTCTGAAACAGTTTCGTCCGTTGTTTTTTGTTCGTCCATTGTTTTTGCCCGTCCATTGCTGGGTTTGGGAAGTTAAACTTTTAATTATTTCTATTCTTCTTCATTAAAAAACTTTTTAAGGTCTTTTGCTGAAAGTAAATGCTTATTTTCTGAAAGCACTTTAAGCTCTGCTTCTCCTATTTCTTTTGATTTTAATACCTTTTTTAGTTCCATATTTTTATTATACCATTATTTCTTTTTTCTAGTAAGTCGTTGCTTGACACCATCTGCAATAGTCCGTGCTTTAAGTGCATCTGTTGGTTTTCCGTAGTCGTCAAAGTCGGGTGCACCCTTGTATTTTTTAGCTCTTTTAAGAGCTTTAAAATCTGCATCTGCTCTGCTTCGTTTAATTTTTGATTTTACGATTGCAGGCGAAGCGATAACAGTTCCCACAGTATTCTGTGCTTTCTTAATTATGTTCTTTACCTTGTTTGCGTATGTTGATTTCTTCATTACTTTTTCTTTTTAGACTCTACCTTCTTCTTGTTCTTTGCTTTAATTTCTTTCTGCTTTGCTTTGAGCATTTGAGAAGAGATGTCGTCAATTATTTCTGATAAAATATCGTCATCCGGAAGTTCTGCTACAGTTGTAAATACACCCATGCCTTCGTTTTCTGTATCGAGTGTACACCACATGATTCGCTTTTCTTCTCCTGATGCGTCCTTTCCTATTTCTGTTTTAAGTAAAAATACCATTATATTTTTTCAATTAAGCTTTCAATTTCTTTCTTAACCATCGCTTGTTCACGCTTTGGAGCATCCAAGAAGTCTTTTATGTTTCTCAAAAACTCCAGCTTTACTTTGAGGAATATATCCTCGCGTTCCTTTAACTTCTTTACAATAAGCGAGTTAATTGTTTCCTCAATTTCTACGTTAAAGAAATCCTTTACATTTTCATCAGTAATTTGTCGCCCACTAAGAGCTTCTTCCCACTCGTTGTATGTGTCTTTCTCTTCCTGTGTCAGTTGAGAAAATTCGCTTATTCCAAGTTTTTTAAAGTATTTGTTTAATATCATGCTGTTTCTTGTTGAAGTGTTTGTGCATTGTTAAATGGTCGCCCTCCTGCTTGTCCCTGAACCTCTGGATCCTGTGGTTGTTCACCACCTATTTGTTGTGTCTTCATGTCTTCAAACTGCATTGCTTGTTCTACTTCTTCAGAACTCCACCCCATTACCTCTAATTGCTTGCGCTTTGCAATCTTTAGAGCCATTGGGTTGTCAGCAAATGATTGTATAGCGTACTGTGCTCGTTGTAACTCAAACTGGTCTAGTGAATCCTTCTCAGATTTCATTACCACTTTGATACTGTAACCTTCTGGGAAGTCCCAGTCAGATCGGCTAATTTCTTTTGAATACATTTCACCGTTTGCTCCTTTCTTGTGCAGTGTAATCGCACCCTGTGAGTTGTTCTTCATCATAAGATAAAACAACTCCCCTGTTTCTTCCCATGAACGTCGGTAGTTCTTAGAAGTAACCGTGTTTCGTTCACCTGAGTTTTGCAGGTTAAGCTCTACTTCTCCAAGAGTTGTTCGTGACTTTGTTTGCTCACCTCGTTCTGACGCAGTTTGCGCCACAGAGTTTTGAATCATGTCTTTCAAGAAAGAAATTTGATTGGTTGTGTCTCCAAGTGGTTCAATTCGCATTTGTTGCATCACATCCTTTGGATTTCCTGGCACTCCGTACATTCCAAAAGGCTTAGGGTCTACTGCACGAGGTCGGAATGTTCCATTCTTCGTGTCATAGAAGTACATACCAAAGTTTCGGTATGCTCGGTTCTCTACATCCTGTGAAATGTACATATTAAGAACTTTATTGATAGTTCGTACTGAGTCTCCTTTTCCATCGCACCAGAAATCAGCTAGGTCTGGGTCATCTGCCCATGAAGAACCTGGTATTCTGTTAATTCCAATAGCTTCTTTCAATGGCTTGTTGTAAAGCACGACTCTATCAGCTGCAATCTTTATAAGGTGACGGATGTATTGATTTTTTTCAACGTTCCACACCATTTTGTATGACTCGTTTACTTCAACAAGTAGCTCTGACGCATTATAGTCATCAAAGTTCTGTGCTCCCAAGTTCTTTAGTCGCTCCATTTTTTCAGTGTAAGCGTCATATGACTCCTTAGCCTGAATAAGACCTTCTTTAGTATCGAGGTACATCTTTAGTTCTCGCTTTGCTTCTTCTTCGTATTTTGAATTTGCCAAAATTTCTCGAATCGGAGTGTAGATGTTTGTTCGTATTAAATATTGTGCACTGTTTATATCAAGCGGATTTACTCTAGGTGAAATCTCAATATCGTAAGGGTCAACAAGGTCAATAAAGAACTGCCCTTTAGAGAATCCTGCAAACTTAAACGATCGCCCCTGAAGACCTACAGTCTTTTTATCAAGGTTATCCATAATATCGAGCTTACACTTATCAAAGTATGCTGCCCAGAGTTCGTTGAGTAATATTTCACCGTTAGCGTGTCGTTCACTTCGCCCTCGTGCTTGGAACTGCAACACCGGTGGTTCATCAATTTTACTTATCCATGTTTGGATAGTTTCTCGCATGACAGGAATATTAATTGGCTGTCGTTGTGTTAGTCTGTTAGTTGCAACCTTGTCTCGATACAATGCATAGTTCTCATTCCATTGAGAAAAACGTCGTTCTTTAAAGTCGCGTGATTCTCGTTTCTCTTTAATGTGCTCTTGAATTAATTTTGCGTTTATTTCCATTAGTTTAATTATACAAGCAAAAGACTAAATTGTCTAAATACCCCACTCTTTGTACATTGGACTTACACCATTTTCTTCCATATCCAAACGCTGTCGCATCTGTTCTTTCATGATAGGCTTCAGTGGTATGTCCCACACAGCAAGAGCAAGCGACATCATTTTGTCGTCGTGCCTGTCGCTATCATCAGGTACTACAATCTTTGTCCTACCTGCGGCAGTAACTTCAAACACTGCTGAGCCAAGTTGGTCTAAAAGTTCTGGATCGTTTGGAATTTTGATTCTGTCTTGCTCCAATAACAACTGCAAGTTTATAAGGAGATCGTTTCTTGAATTAAATGTGAACGTGAAAGGAAACACGTTGATTCCTTTGTTCACGAGGTCATCAACAACAGGTACACCTACTCCGGTACTATCCATCATTACTCGTCCCTTATTATACCGGTAATACGCCCCCTCAATCTTCGCTTTCTGCAAAGTATAGTCAATCTGATTAAACGCATCTTGTGGGCACACAGTAAAAGTCGTTAAATCAAATGGCGTTATTACTGTGTAGTCGTTAATCTTCGCCAAATCGACACCAATCTGGTACTGCCCAACATCGTTGTGGCGATATGTTTCCAAGTCATAGGTTCTTTTATGTAAATCTTTAAACACAGCTGTAGCGTTTTCGGTGAAGTCACATTCGTACTCCTGTTTGTACAATGCCTCACTCATGTTCATCTTCTGCTCTAGTAACACATCCTCTTTCACCGCATTAGTCTTTGAAACAGGCAATACCTCCACGTGCCAGTTCTTATTCTTCATCCCGTTCTTCATCAAGTCATACGCGTGATTCTTCCCTCGCGGAGTGTACACAAACACCGCCCATCCCCCGTTTTCAGCCAAGATAGGTGATATATAGTCCCACACTTCCCTTTTCATAAGCGCGTACTCACTAAAAACCACACCCACAGGGTTGGTTCCCACTATCCGGTCAATATTATCCGCGCCAACAAACTGCAAGATAGATCCGTTGTGCAAGGTAATACGCATTTCCGTTTCATTTTTATCCTTCACGATTTCCTTTGGAAAGTGGTCTAAGAACCTAAATCCGGCTCCGTCAGCTCCGTTCCAAATAACCTTCTTTGCTTGCGTGTATGTTGGCAAGAAGTAAAAATACGTTCCGACACGTTCCATCATTTTTCCAGGAATCTGCGCAAAGACAGTCTTGTCCTTACCCATACGCCTATGAGCCACGAGTATGAGTCGCTTGAAACCTTTTTCCCAAGCCTGAATAAAAGGTAATTGGTACGATCTTGGTGTAAATGCGTGAGGTAATTCTACTGTTGACATACTCTTATTATAACACTATCCCATGTATCAAACCTAATGGCATTATCATCGATGTAATAATCAGCCTTTGGCTTAACATTAGTAATCTCATCATACGGCAAATTATAATAGTCCATGTATTTCGAAATAATTTCAGCCTTATCACCCCATACGCTGTGCACAATAATAGTCCACCCCCTCCTTTTAAAGAAATCCAGTGCTTCTTCCGTGCCATGTATAGGCTTACCCATTTTCCTGCCCTCAATGGGGTGCTTAAAATCGTGTACTACTCCATCAAAGTCTATTGCTAGGGTTTTATCTTTCTTTTTCATTGTTGGGTAGTCCATTAACTCTTTTTAATGCCTCTAGCGCTTGCCCATCCTCCATATGAGTACACCTTATTACAGGATCTCCACAATGTGGACAAAAACTGTATTTTTGATTTTCTAATTCCCTAAACTCTTCCATAACCTTAGCCATTTTAGGGTCTTCCTCAACCAACTTAACTGGTGCCTTTTTTGTTTCTTCGTCTTTTAATAAATTAAGTCCTACCTTAACAGCACCAGAGTACGTCATTCCCTTCTTATTCTTTAAATAATCTAATAATTTACCAATTTCTTTGTCTACTGTGATGTTTATTCGTCTCATATTGCTATTTTAGCACTTTTACGATGTACCTGCAAGTGCTTTTAGGTACATTATGGTACATTATGGTACATTTACGTGCTTTTACGTGCTTTTTTGAGCAAATAAAAAAACTCAATCTTATTTGAGCCTTATATACCAACGTTTTTCCAAAAGGATTTCAAGAAATTAAGGGAAAGTAGCCCTATGACTGTATGCCTGACGCCCCCCGCGGGGGGCTGTGGCACAGCTATAGGGTAACATTTTCAATCTAAAAAGTCAATAGTATTTAGGTTATGGAATATGTGGATTGGTAAGTGTCAAGGGGGTGATGCTCTAAGAGGTGAGTTTTACTGGAAGTTTGAAAAAATGCTCCCCGTCAATTTTCACTGGTTTCTATGTATCGAACAACAAAAAAATGGGGGCGTACCCTGTACACCTTAATAAGTACCAATCAACTATCCCCCCCCGTACCACGTACCAAGTACCCTATACCACGTACCAAGTACCATATATATGGTGGGATAAGTGTCCCACAATATACATTGTGCGACATGCATACTCTCATTCGTTGCAAATACTAGCTCTAATCACAAAACACGCCATGATCGTGGCGCGCTTTTTACTTAGTACTATGTATATACTACCCTGTCAACCCTTCAATGTCCTCAGCTGATACGTCAATCGCACTGAGTTCCTTATCTTCCCCGTACTTCTTAATTACTACGGTGAAACTAGGTGCGCTTTTATCTTTATCATCGCCATACTTACTTCGCGCCAACGTCTTTGCTACAAATTGCGAGGCATTTTGTTTGATTTTGTACAATTCAAGTTCTGCCTTAGTCATATCAGAATGCCTATGTACCTCGTAATTTAAAGCCTCTTCAATATTCTTTTCAGCCTTTTGTATCATCGATACACGCTGCACAATGTTATCAGTAAACCAATCAAGATGATGACTTAAAGGATTATTAGCGTACCCTGCACTAAATCCGGCCTTTATCATTGACTGTTTACGATTGCCAAAAGTGTCCCCTGCGGGATCTTTATACAACTCCAATGCTTTTTCTTGGCGTGGATTCAATAAACCGTTGCGCATATTCATATATAAATTATACCACATATAACCGTGCCAATAGTTATACACAGCTAATCACTATTGACAATACTCTCAAGCTTGCTATCATAAGGGTATCACTTACAGGGTGATATAACAAAAAAACACTATGCAAATTACATATATCAAAGGATCACATATATATACCGGACTGCTAAAACTGTCCACAGGACACTACTACTACGCATCAGCAACCAACCGGAGCGAACTTATCAGCAAGCTATTTAATCATCTTATATAATGGAAGATTACACAACGCGAGCGCAGCGGCTATCAAGCTCGAGCAAGGCAACTATAAAGGATATTCTCTCATTGCTAGCTATTGGCTTGATGATCTTACTAGCAATGTCAAATGACTTTAATCAACTAATCAACTAATATGAAATACAACGGTAGAACACTATATAAAGAATTAAACTTCAACCTATACGGTGAAGAGGTAGCCTTTAACAACTCAAAGGAGAGTATTCTCCGAGCATTTAAAAACGAGTACGAAACGATAATATCAATGGACTTGCAACTCGCAGGCTTGGAACTTGTGAAGCTAGAATACTACTCGCCAAAGTTTTATAACTTCGAAGGGGATAGCATTGACCCAGAGATTGAAGTAGTAGATCAGGCAAAGCTTGACACTTACATAAAAAACAATACAGAAGGTATACAAGCACTATTGGACGCCAATCAAAGCTATGATGGCTATATGGCACTAACGCCGGATCTTGTGGAAGATATAAACAATAGCGATCTTATGATTGTTATACAACATACTTTCAACGGCATAGACTTTTCGGACTTCGATATATACGATCATATTATCCCATATGATGAACCAGATGAAGAGGAAATCACCGCATATATGGAACTTCACAACGCTGATGAAGCCGGCGAAGGCAATCAATGGACCTACGAAGATGCTGAATATCACCTATTATTATCAGACGAATACAATAACCAATAAAAACATGAAAAATAAACAATACAACAGCGACACAAGTATATTCTATATCACAGGTATCAAGCATATATCAGGTGTTGATATCATTACAATGCAATACTCAACCGCGAGAGTGGTGACGGCTTTTGACGGCTACAGTGATACTGTACTCGCAAAGGCTGGCGGCGGTGGATATTGCAAGCAATCGCAAGCTCTAGCTCGGGCAATTAATAAAAAATATGGACTTAATATTGGCGGTGCAGGTGCAGGAATTAATATTGTAATCAAGCTAGCAAAAAAAGCGGGGCTAACTGTATACGATAATAATGCAATTAGAACGCTAGTATATAAAAATAAATAGTATCACCGCATTGCTCTCTATTAATAAGGTAGAGAGTAACAGCGGATATATTATATCCGGACTTAAAAGAACATTAAAAAATAAATATGTACAATGAAGCAATATATACTGAAAAAGTAGGACGATTTACTATTAATATCAGTCAATGTGAAGACTTTCAGGATGCTAATGAATGGGGATATACTGGAGCGAAACTATACGCTGAAAATAGAGACTTCTATGCAGGTTTAGAGCGCAATGAAAGTTTGTGGGATATCATCACAGGAGCAAAGGAGAATACAAAATTTTACTTTGTAGACTGGGCGCTATATTCTAGCGCAAGCAATCCTGTATTGAGATGGATCAGTGAAGGCTTCACAATTAAGGAGCTAGCAAAAGAGTGTTGGAAGGATCACAGTGAGGAGGATCAAAAGGAGTTTATTGAGTATTGTGGACTGGAAGAAGAAGAGGCAATACTGGAGAAGTACTTGCAAGATGGTCCAGACTTACAGGATGACTGTATGATTGCAGTAGAACCATTAACCGATGCACAATTAAAGGAGCATGATGCAAGCTACTACGGCTTCACAAGTCAAGATATCAATGCAAAACAGACGCTGGAGGACTGGAAAAGCTACCTTGATGGATGCTATGAATGGATGATACTTGATGAAGAAAATGAAGTTATTGAAGCGGTAGGCGGGTATTACGGGGACTCAAAGGATGATGAATACAATGGAGCTTTGACTGACGCACGATTACAAGCTGAAGCACTAGAAAAAAAAGCAAAGCATGCCGATAAGAAAATGTTAGTGGAAGCGAAGAAAGGAAGCATCACAATGGACACGAAACTTTCAGACATGCTAACAAGTGACGACGAACAGGTAAAAAGACTTGCAAAAGGTATATATAAAACAATACAATAAGAAATACACTTTTTCTACACTATCGCGCAAGCGGTACTCTATAAAAACACTATAAAAACTATAGTGTTTTTTTGTACATAATATAAATATAAAACCATGAAAAATATAGCAATAATAACAATCACGTTAAACATAATCGCAATCGCAATCATCGGGCAAGTACTATACGAAAAGACACAAGTAGAACCTTGCTACAAGGAACGAGGCATTTTTGTGCCTTACCGTAACGATTTACAAAAATATAACCAATATCCAAATGAATAAAGAAAACAACGAGATAGAAGACTTTTTCCGGACAGAGAACGGTCAAGGATCAAACATACCAGAGGGATTTAATGATAATGGCGAAATAAAATAATGAATAACCTAATAAAAATAACAAAAGTATCAGACGCGCTTGAGTTTTTGCAAGATGAGTCACTTACATATAACCAGATCTCAATGATTACAAGGAAGTCGAAACCTACACTCTACCGGTGGGCTAACTTACTGCGCAAGGCAGGACACGAGGTACCACATAGAAAGAGCGGGGGACTTAACAAGCTGGAGATATGATTTACGCAGGAATTATACTCGCACTAATGATACCATTCGGGTGGCAAGGTCTCCTTGCAGGGATAATTGTGGTATGTATTCTTGACAAATACCTAGACAGGTACTACAAAGAACGATAAACTTGACTTATGCTCTTGACAGGTGTACCCTAGCTCTAGGGAACCCACGCGGGGCACCCGAGCTAGGTAATATCGTGTTATAATAGTAAAACCTTGTAAGAAAAAACACCTCAATGGGTGTTTTTTTCTGGTTAGAAGTTTATTTCCTCGATACCCTGTTCTTCGTCCGTCTCTTCGCGCTGTTCTAGTCCAAGTGTGTAGGCAATGTTGTTGATTCTCCGTACAATTTCCCAGTCTTCCTGGTGATTAATGCTCCAGGATAGCGTACTATCCGATCCGGTACGATTGAGTACGCCAACTGCGGCAAGGTTTTGGAGGATGATACCAGTGGTAGAAGTATCAAGTCCAATCTTATCAGCTACTGTACTTGTCTTAAATGGATAAAGGTAGTCTTCTTCTGCAAAGATTTTAAGCACCGCGCGCTTTTCCTCGTTTGCAAGAGACCATCCACACCACTCAACGCACTCAATATCTTTTTCTCTGATGATATACTTACCTGTTTCGTGGAATTGTATTACTGCGAGTCCTTTAAGTACTGCAAAGAGCTGTTGGGCTACACGCATCGGCGCTGCTGGACATGGTATCTTAATAATTTTCTCACCTTTAAAGTCTTTGTGGGCTGTTGTACGG